TCTCCCTGAAGAGACTGAATGCGGATCGAAGCGAATTGAGCCTTGATCTGTTGTGCCCCAAGCGTCTCAGAAGCCTTCGTAGCTCCACGAACGATGTCAGCAATGCCGGTAAGCTCGTAGATCTGTTGCTTGATGTCTTCCCGAGCCTCACGCAGTCGCTGCAGCGCATTGACGACTTGTTCGAGAGGAAGCCACGACGTAGCCCCGTCAATTCCGCCTGACTCGGCAAACGCTGACCAATTGGCCACAGGAATGAGGGCGTTATCCACTCCTTCTTGGAGCAAACGCTGCACCCCCTCAGCTGACTGGTCGTAGACACCCACAGCCTTGCACGCGCTTGTGAGTCGGTCGATCCTGTCGTTGACCTTGTCCAGTTCATTGTACTGATCCTGGATGAAATAATGATCGGGGCGCGGAACGCAGTTGGAGGTCGTCAAGTTTGCGAACATCGGGGTCGGGCACGGCTCAAACCCTTTCAGCTGCAGCGGGTCGGGCCGTTTGTCCAGCAGCGCCTTGTGCGCCTTGGAGAGCCACACCACCTCTTTCTTTTGGCGGTCCCAGATCTCATAGATTTGAGCCTTCTCCAGCGCGTCATTCTTCGGCGCGTTGGAGTCCGTGATGTTCTTCTGCTGCGGGGAGTAGTCCAGCGGAACAGCTTTGCCCTTCTCCTCCCCAAACCGCTTCACCAGTGCGTCGCGGTCCATGTACACGCGTCGGCCAACCCAGCGGCGATCATTCCACACGCGACACGGGGAGTACAGGAAGTCCTCCCAGTGAACGTGTTCAACGATCACGTTCTGCTGGGCGACAATCTTGTACGGCTGCTCGGCCAGACCCAGCTCTTCATTGGCCGGGATCGCCTGGTCTTGAGTCTCAGTCTCCAGTCGAAGCCACGCGCATGCCATCCCCGGCACAAGCCGATCCTCGACCGATTGCTGCATGATCGAGTCGAACTCATCATTGGGGTCGTCCAGGTCCGCAGAAATGGACCGCTGGAGCATGACGCCGGCCACGCGGGCGACATCGTCCTGGTAGTCCTTCCATTTGCGGCTGACGTCGGGCCGGGGCGTGCGCGAGTACAGCGCACTCTTCAGGATGTTGACGTTGGAGTAGAAGATGTTGAACTTCTTCTCAGCTGACTCCATGGCATCGCGCTCGTCCAGAAACCGACGCACGACTTTGCGACCCCGCTCGTGGAACTTGTACAATTCCTTCTCAGCGTACTGGATCTCAGTGATCCACCGCTCGTACTCACCCTCGGGGGTCCTCATCAGCTCGTCAATAGAGCTGATCTTGCCCGCGCTCTGAGGACTCGTGTCCATACCCGCCGTCGACATTGCTAAATCCTTTTGTTGAAGCCGAGGGCTCGCCGTGCGGCGTGATCTGCCCAGAGGTTGTGAAGGCTAAATTCCGCAGGCTTGCTGAAAGCGTTGGTAAGCTCCAACCCTTGATCCGACCGAGGGGACACAACACACATGTACCTGAACGCGTCAGCGTAGTGGCTGGCCCAGTCGTGGACGGGGCGATCCATAAACATTTTCAGGTCTATGTTCCACTCACGTCGATAACTCTTGAGCGCCTCGACAAGCGTGTCCGTCTGCGCTTCGGGGGAGGTGTCAATCGTGACTGAGGGGAACACCTGTCTAGCTGCGCTAATGCCATCACGCAGCTTATGGTTAGGAACAATGCGAAGGATCGGCGCACGGATACCCTTCTCCATAAACAGCTCAACAATGGACTTGCCCGTCTGCAGATTCTTGGCCTTGGCGTCGTGGGGCAACCATACGTTCTTGTACTTCTTGACGGGAAAGGAGTGCAGATAGTCGATGTGAGTATCGATGGCCGCGCCCGAGGTGGCGTAGCAATGGACAATCCTGTTCTCGCCGTCGGGCCGGTGCTGCCAGAATAGGCTGACCGTGGCGTCAGTGAAGCCGAGGTCATAGATCACAGAGGTGGGGTAGTCCCAATCCGTTTCTTCAAACTGTCTGGCTCGCCCCTCACGCTCTAGCATTGTCATCTCGTCGGCCCAGATGGCGCCGACTAGGGCTGCTTCAAACGAACACTCGTACTCCTGCTCAAACTCCTCACGCGACATCTGCTCGCGCAGGGTCTGTAACTCATCTGGAGGAATGATCCCCGACTCGCTGGCCTTGAGGACCATGCTGAAGTACTTGGTCGGGTTAGCCTGCGCGGTTTTCAGCAGTTCCCAGAAATGGTTCTTGCCCTTAGGCGTCCCCGCAAATACCGCCCACCCCTGACGGTCCGACAGGGCAGGCGCAATGATCTCCGGGTACACGTTCGGGCGCTGGATAGAATACTCATCCAGCACGACGCCATCGAGATACATCCCACGTAGCTGGTCGGGGTTGTCGGAACCAGCGACAAATAGCTTTGCCTTGTTGTACTTCAGCGTGATCGTGAGTTCGCTTTCGGACGGCGGCTTGTCCCAGAAGGGCCGTGAGTATTCTTTCAAATATTCCCACGCATTCCTCTTTGTCTGTGTGTACGTCGGGCCGACGAAGGCAAACTGAGGCCGCTGTTTCGGGCACTCCATCATCCCCATGATGAGGTCGTTACCCAGGCCCACCGTCTTTCCCGCTCGCCGGTGCGTGCACAGCACCGCATACCGCTGGTAGCGGTTGTGGAAGCTAATGAACTGCTTCCGGGGGACGTATGAATACTCGGGCTGAGCAGACATTGGGGGGCAGTAGACGGGATAAACGTCAGTCGTTGGCCGGGACGTCAGACAAGACTCTTGCGTCTTCCACCGGTTGGTACGTCACCAGATTCCGCTTGGTCAGCCAGGGGACGTTCCACTTGACGTTGTGATTGACCTCCGCCTCCACCGTTTGCGGGATCATTTTGCTGAACAGGGGGTAGAACTTGGAGGGATTCTGGTCCGCCCATAGGGCCAATCGGGGGACCCCGCCGATCAGCTCGAATGCCTGTTGGAAGGCTTTCGCAGCTTTCTGAGTTCGCAAAGGGGCCGGTAGGGCATTCTCGCCGATCAGCCCCAGATCCAGCATCTTTTGCAGTTCGGGGGACACATTCCCACCCTCGTCCACGAGGCCTGTGGGCCATCCCGCAAAAGCGACGGGCGGGTTTTCCATGTGCTATCACACCTAGGGGGTTAATGACCTAGATATTATCCTACGTAGCACAGCCAGGTAAAGGGGCAAATTTTGTATCTGGGTGTGGCAAGGGTCCGCAGAGTCCCAGGGAAGTTGAGCAACCCCAGGGACTAAGTTGGTGACAACCAAAACTTTGTCCAACTATAGGACTAAGTTGCGTGGAACCAAAACTTTGTCCCAGCGGGGGAGGGTAGCATTAAAGTTGTTGGGAACCAAAACTTTGTCCAACTATACGACGGGGGAACAGCACCCCACACCACTACCCCCTCCCGCCGATCGATGTGGGTGTGGTGCGCATGCTGCTGGTGGCGTGGTGTGGTGGTGCGTGTGTGCTGAGCACAGCAGCCACCATGGTGCCTGCGGCAGCGCAGACAACAAGAAGCCCACCCAGCGCTGGGCTAGGTGGGCTGAGGGTTGGGGCGGGCTGGGGAGCCCGCCTAGGTGGTTACATGAGAGCCGGTTCAGTGGTGACCCGGCGACCCTTGCGCTCGCGCTTGGGCTTGGTCGGCTCGGCGGGCTGCTCGGCCGCCGGTGCCTCGGGCGCGGGCTGCGCGTCGGGCTCGGCCTTGGCGGTGACGCGGTTGGTGATCGCGACGGCCGCGCCGTTGTCGATCGCCTTGGCTTCGTCGACCGTCAGGTCCGTCCACCGGGCGATGCCCTCCTCGCGCCAGTAGATGAACTCCAGCCGCTCCCCCTTCCACGCGCCGTTGACGCGCTTGACCTCGGACTTGGCGCCGTCGAGGCTGAACGGGGCCGCGCTGGGGGCGCGCTTGGGGTACGCCGAGTGCTTGCCGGACGCGGTGTCCCGCGTGGCGAGGCCGTGGATCGAGAGGGTGATCGCCTTGGGCGAGATTTTCTTGGTAGCGGGCATGTCTAAACTCCAGGTTAGCGTCGGCGGTAGTGCCGACGGTTCCCATTATCCTGGTTTTCTCGTTGTTCGTCTAATTGTATTTTCTAATTGACCCGGTTGAGTCAATAGGCGCAGCCTATCAGCACCCTCGCCAGGCTCGGCTAGCATAGGAGCGCGCCCGCGCGCGGGCATACTACGGATCAGGGCTCGCAGTCTACTATACCCGACCGCGCCGTAGGGTTTTAAGCGCTTACTACGGATCGCGCTCGCAGTCTACTATACTCGAGTGCGTCGGAGGGTCTTTTAAGCAAGCACACGCTAACCATTTAGCAAGTAAGTACATGCTAACCACGCAGGCACACGCAGCACACCAGCATGTGGGCACACCACATAGCATGCTGCGGGGCGCATGGTTTACATGGGTTTTGCGAACTGGGCGAATGGAAAACGTGGCAGCGAAATGCGACTTGGCAATGTGGAGTCTGCGCGCGAAGGGCTGGCGAACGTGCGTGACATGCCCCTCCCGCCAGGGCTCCGTGACCGTTACGTGAGTTTCGCGTGGCCTTGGGGTCAGCAGCGGTCGTTGACAAAGCTGGGCCCGCTGAGGTAACCCTTAACCCGGTAACCCGGTGACAAAAATCGCTTAAGGGATTAGGACTACTG